GCTCAAATGTGCCCGGATCTAGGACAACACCTGAAGACATTAGTGGGATGTATGGGCAATAGAATGCCGCTGCATCTGATTCACTAGTACCTTTGTAACCAACTAGAACATCGTCACTTGAAGCATATGTGTTTACATAAATCTTCATTGCGTTGTTTAGTGTACCAACCATTTTAGTGTTTGTAGGTGCTTCAAAAGAACCTTCAGTTGTACGTGCAAATGCTGATGTTGTTGCCGACTGTAGAATTGTTAATACAGTTGGTGAAACAACAGCCCAGTTACCTGCGCCTCTGCGTGTACGCTGTGCAATTAAGTTTGACACTTTGTTGATTTGAACTGCAAGAGCTGCATGTTCGTCACCAACAAAAGTAGCTGTACCACTTACTGCTGCTTGGTTGTAAGTTTCTGCTGCTGAACCCGCTAATGAGTTTAGACTTGCAATAACTTCTTGGTCGATTTCTGCAGTAATCTCTTGAGCAAGTGCTGCCATGATTTCTGCTTCTACGTCGATACCGTGCTGGCTTTGAGCGTCTTGTGCCGCTTCAAATGTCCAACGTGCTGATAGCTTACGTGACTTCGCTTCAACAGTCTGTTTCAAGATCTGAATGCTTAGTCTGTTACCAGCTGCGCCTTCTAATGCGCTTGTTGCTGCTGCCTTATCGTCAGTTGCACCGGAATAACCTTCAGCAATTTTGAATGGGCTTAGAGCTTCATCACCAGCTGCTGTGTCTGTTCCGCTTGAACTATTGAAAGCATCAGCGTAACGTACACGTAGTGTATGAATTTGACCAACTGGACCAGTCATTGGCTGTACGCCGACTAGTTCGTTAGCGATAACGGTTGGCATAACACGTCTGATCACTGGAAGGATCACACGGTTTAGGGTTGCTACGTTACCAGCAGAAGTTGCACCTGCAGTTGCGGATTCTGACAAATACTTGCGAGTATTTTCAAGAGTTGTTTCCATAACTGCTTTTTTGTTGCCTGTAAGGCCTTCGACTAAGGCACCTTTTGTCTCCTGCCAGCGACCTGTTAGTAGTTCTGACATATTTATCTCCTTATAATCCGGCCAAGCGTTTGATATCAACTACATTGTGTGTTGATTCGCTTGACTCGATAGAACTGTTTGTTTTGTTGCCTGTAATTTCTTTGCCTTCTTTAAGTGTTGCCTTCTGCTTCGCTGGAGCTTTACTGTCAATAACTGACGGTAGATACTTGTCAAACGCTGAACGTAGTTTAGGTGTTTGAACTGATTCCAGTAAATCTGCCATGATTTCTTTCTGGGCCGTGTTAAGTGGTCCAGTAAGTTCGTTTAATACTTCTTTACGCTGATTAGACTCAACTAAACGCTTTACTTGTGCGTCTTTTGCTTCTGCAATTGCTTTAGCTTTTAGTGCTAGTTCTTTTGCTTCTACAACTTGTTGATTTTTAGTGTCTACAACTTTAAGTAGTTTTTTAGTTTCTGATCTTTCATTTAGGTGTGAACCCATATATTCGTTAGCAAATGCTTCAAATATTTTACGACCAAAATCGTTTTTACGTGCTGAGTCAATATCTTCTTTTAACTGTTTGATTTCGCTGCGTAAGCCGCGGTCAACAGTTTCAGATATTGCATTTGCACTTCTTTCGATAAAGTCTTTACGGACCTTTTCGAAGTGAGCTTTGCCTTCACGTACTAGACGTACTTTTGTTTCAGCAAGATCTTTTTTGTCCTCATCAAACTCTGCAATTTCTTTAGCTAGTTGTTCGACAACAAATTCTTCAAGCACAGTGAACTTATTAGCCATTGCTTTCTGGTCTTCGTGTAATTCGTTTACTTCTTTTACCAATGTTTCCGATACAAATCTACTCATAAGATTTGCATTTTCTTTCATTGCTACCGCATACTTAGCTTTTTGTTCAGCTAGTTGTTTACGGTCTTCGGCAAACTCCTTCATTTCCTCTGCTAACTTTTCAGTCATCAAAGAATCGATTGCTTCAATCATAACACCTTTATCGTGCTCATATTTTGTTGCAAACTCTTCACGAAGTTCAGAAGTAACGGAAAGACGATTTTCATCGATCTTTTTGTTCCATGCTTCTTCAATTTCTGTTTTCATTGCTTCTGAAATTGCATCGCTCTCTAATAGGGATTTAAGTGCTTCCATTAATTTCTCCTTTATTGGAGCCTGCTTATTATGTTTAATAAGCTCTCTGCAATATATTTTTGTGCCTTTGGGTCGCCTGTTACTTCTTTCGAAGTTAAAAATGCCTTATACCCGCCTCTTTCGTTCATTAAATGCTCGTAAATTGGTGTAGGATATGCACCGGGGGCGCTGGGCTGAGCCACAACGTCCACGGTGATTATTTCAAATCCATTGACATTGCCTGAGCCGTCAACTTCTCCGCTACCTCTAGATGAAACTCCTAGTTTAACTCCGCTTTCAAGCATTGTTTTAACTAGGTATCCCATTGGTGTTGGTAGTATTTTTAATTTACCAAAACCGTTTGCTCCGTCCATCCACATATCTGTGATTAGATGACTCACTCGGTCTAAGTTAATATTAAGTC